ACGAGTGGAAAGTTATGGCTGCAGCCAATGATGCTATTCGTGCCAGGGCTAAAGAAGCACTTGCTGGTATGGATACACACTATAGCAAACTTATTACAAAGGCATATGAAGTTATTGATGAAGCAACTGCAAATGCAAACCTAACTGCAAAAACACAGGCTATTAAACTTGTTGTTGATATTGAAAAGGCTCGCATTGAAATGTTGCAAAAGGCTGGACTCTTGGAGAACAAAGAGTTGGCAGAAGAAATGATTGAGATTGAAAATCGTCAGAATATTCTTATTAACATTCTAAAAGATATTGCATCAGAACATCCAGAGATTCGTGATGAAATTATGAGACGACTTTCTCAAGTTTCTACAAACGAGGCGGTAACAATTGTCCACAATGTTCAATGAGTTTCTTGAGGCATTAGAAAATAATCCTTTTGAAGAAAAACCTGTAGATGTTAAGACATTTGTTGAGGGTGAAGATTACTTAAATCAACCCCCATTGTCTGATGTGCAGTATGACATTGTTGAGGCTATGAGCCAAGTTTATAAAGTAGAAGATTTAAAAATACTTATGGGTAGTGTTGAGGGTGAAAAGCACTACAAAAAATATACAAAGAATGAGATTATCCTGCAACTTGGCAAGGGTAGTGGTAAAGACTTTACATCTACAGTAGGATGTGCATATATTGTATACAAGTTGTTGTGTCTAAAAGATCCTGCACGATATTATGGAAAGCCAAGTGGCGATGCTATTGATATTATCAATGTGGCTATCAACGCACAACAGGCTAAGAATGTTTTCTTCAAGGGATTTAAAACTAAGATTGAAAAGTCAAAATGGTTTGCAGGTAAATATGATTCTAAAGTAGATTCAATCACATTTGATAAATCAATTACAGTTTATTCAGGTCACTCGGAACGAGAATCACACGAAGGTTTGAACCTGATTCTTGCAGTACTTGACGAGATCTCAGGTTTTGCTAGTGAAGTTACAAGTGGCAACGAACAAGGTAAGACTGCTGATAATATTTACAAAGCATTTCGTGGTTCTGTAGATTCTCGTTTCCCTGACTTAGGAAAAGTAGCACTACTCTCCTTCCCCCGATATGTAGGTGACTTTATTTCAAAACGGTATGAAGAAGTTATTGCAGACAAAGAAACAATAGAGAAAACCCACACCTTTATTATTAATCCAGAATTAAATCACGATGATCCAGAAAATCAATTCACTATCTCTTGGGATGAAGATCATATTAAATCATATAAGTATCCAGGAATATTTGCACTTAAAAGACCTACCTGGATTGTTAATCCTACTCGTAAGATAGATGATTTTAAGATTGCTTTTATTACAGACTTAGGTGATGCAATGATGCGTTTTGCCTGTGTTCCTACCTATGCTTCAGATGCATTCTTTAAGCAGATAGACAAGGTAGAACGAGCAATGAGTCTTCGTAATCCTGTAGACACATTCCGTAGATTTGATCCATCATTCAAACCAGATCCAGATAAAGTTTATTTTGTTCACGCTGACTTAGCACAAAAGCACGACAAGTGTGCAGTTGCAATTGCTCATGTGGAAAAGTGGGTAAACATTGAAGTCATTAAAGACTATGAACAAGTTGCACCAATCGTAGTTGTTGATGCAGTTGCGTGGTGGGAACCAAGAGCAGAAGGTCCAGTTAACTTGTCAGAAGTAAAACAGTGGATTATGAATCTTCGTAGAGAAGGATTTAATCTTGGTATGGTTTCTTTTGACCGTTGGCAATCATATGACATTCAACAGGAATTAAAAGCGGTAGGTATCAGAACAGATACAGTGTCAGTAGCAAAGAAACACTATGAAGACTTGGCAATGATGATTTATGAAGAGCGTGTTGCAATGCCACACATTCCATTGTTGCTTGAAGAAATGTCTGAACTTAAAATCACTAACAATGGTAAGAAAGTTGACCACCCAAGAAAGAAATCTAAAGACTTGGCTGACGCAGTTACAGGAGCAGTCTTTGGTGCGATCTCACATACTGAGAAAGATACTAATTATGAAATAGAAATTCATACTTGGGGGACAGCAGAGAAGTTAGATAGATTAAAGAAAGAAGCACAGAATACCAAAAAGCAAGATATGACCAAAGAAGTCAAAGACTTTTTAGACGATTTAGGGCTTTTATAGTGTCCGACTTGACTAATGTCTGACATAACTGATATAATTGTATGTACGAAAAAAGAAGGGTAAATAAATGACTGTCATAGCAGCAATAGTACAAGATGGGGAAGTGTATATTGCAGGTGATCGTGGTGCATCAGAAGGAGATATTATCCTTGCACTAGATAAACCTAAAGTTTGGCGTAATGGTGAATATGTATTTGGGTACTTTGGCTCACTTCATGGTGAAGTAGTTAAAATTAATTTCATACCACCACGACCAACAGGAAATATTGATAAGTTTATGCAGACAACATTTAGAAAAGCCTTAAGAGAATTTTATAATGAATGGGACATTCCTGTTTCAGACAGCAATGATTTCGGTTTATTAATTGGTGTTCAAGGAAAAATTTATGAACACAACATTGGTGATATGAGTATCACATCTTACGAACTTCCATATCTTTCGTTAGGGAGTGGTAGTTCATATGCTATTGGTTCTTTGTATGCAACACAAAATTACAAAGACCCAAAGCGTAGATTAAAAATAGCAATGGAATGTGCTGTTGAATTTAGTACAACTTGTCGTGAACCAATTGATTATATAGGATAACAATGGAAGAAAATAAATATAATGATTTTCATAGTTGGGTAAACTATGGAATAGAAAATGATTTTATAACAGAGTCATTTTGCACAACTCATGATGGCGATCCATATATGAGTGAAGAAGAAGAAGCCGAATGGGAAGCAGGAGGAGATCCTTGCTGCCCTGTATTTAAAATAAGGATATAAATGAAAAACAACAAAACAGTACTGTTTGTAGCAGGTGGAGTCGCACTCCTTCTCGTTGCATTTTTTGTCGGTGCATCAAGTAGCGACAAGCAAAACACAACACCAGCACCAACACCTACTAGCACTTGGACACCAGAGCCAGAGCCAGTATATTCAGATGAAGAACTATTTCTTGATGCTGTAAATGAATATGGTAATGACATTATCTTTTCAACATCAGATGCAGACCTTCTTGAATTAGGTTGGTCAGTATGTGGTGTTCTTGATCAGGGTTATGACATTAATGATATCGTTGATGAACTATTGTATAACTCAAGCCTTTCAACAGAAGAAGAATTTGCTGCAGTAGGAACCATTGTCGGTGGTGCAGTTCTTTATCTCTGTCCAGAGTATGCATATATGATTGATGAATATGATCCAAACTCATACTAAATAAAGGCACAGGGGAAACCCTGTGTTCTGCCTCCTTAACATAATGGTAGTGTAACGCACTTGTAATGCGTAAGTGGCGATTCGATTTCGCCAGGAGGCTCTGCTATAATATAAATACCTTATAAGGAGGAAAATATGGCAACATTAGGAACAGCAGCAAAATTAGTTGAAGTTGCTAAAAAAGAGGTCGGAACAGTCGAAGGTCCTAAAGACAATGAGACTAAGTATGGCAAATTCACAGGATATAACTATCTCGCTTGGTGTGGTAGTTTTGTAATCTGGTGTGCAAATAAAGCAGGTGTATCTTTGCCAGGAGGTAAAGCAACTGTTTATACGCCATCAGGTGCAGCAGCATTTAAGAAGGCTAAGTCTTGGACAGATGCAGCAGATGCAAAACCACTTCCTGGAGATATATGTTATATGGACTTTCCTGGAGATGGTGTTGACCGAATATCGCATGTCGGTATTGTTGTTAAAGACAATGGTGATGGAACGGTTACAACTATTGAAGGAAACACAGCAGGTACTACAGGTGACCAACGAAATGGTGGCATGGTATTACAAAAAGTTCGTGCTTATAAAAAGAATAAGCGTGGCATCACAATTAGCGTTGTAGGTTTTGGTCGTCCAGAATTTAAGAAACCTGCAAAGCCAAAGCCAGAACCTGTAGTCGATCCAGCGGGATTCCCTGGAGCACCAATCAATCCAGGTGAAGTTGCAGAGTACATTAAAACTTTGCAAAAGGCTCTTGGTCTTACAGGAAAACTTATTGATGGTCAATATGGTCCTGTAACAAAGAAGGCTGTAATTGCGTGGCAAAAAGCAAATCCACGAGTAGCAAACAATACAGAAGGTATTATCACTAAGAAGCAGTGGGATAAAATTATGAAGCAGTCTGGTGGTAGTGCGTCTGGAAGGTCGGTAGCACTCTAATGCCTCTCTATTCATATAAGTGTGGCACTTGTAACGAAGTGTATGACATTAAAAGGTCTTTTGAAGAATCATCTTTAGAAGCACTTTGCGATAAGTGTCACACTATTATGACTAGACAATGGGGTAATATTGGTGTACAATTTAATGGTAGCGGATTTTATTCAACAGACAACAGGAAGAAGTGAGATGATTGAAGAAGTGATTGAAGACAAGAAGGAACAAGTCCTAAAGGTCATAGATCGTTGCGATAGATGTGATGCTCAGGCTTTCGTTTTAGTCAAGGGTATGACAGGTGAACTACTATTTTGTGGACACCACTATAATAAAATAATTAATGATCCTGAAGGTGCAAAGAAACTCAATGAGTTTGCCTATCAGGTACTAGACGAAAGAGAATTCATTAAATGAATGAACAAGAAGAAAATGAAAAGTTTATTGAGATGTTAATCTTAAAGGGTGCGATTGAAGTTAGTGGACTAGATTCTGAAACAGGAGAATTCCTTTATGGATTTACCCCCAAAATTTTAGAATTGTTTCCAGAGATCTATGATGAGCATATTAACTATATAAATGGAAAAGTACTAAATCTCTGGTCTCAGGGATTTCTTGATGTAAGGCTTGATGAGAATCAGGAAATGGTTATCAAGATTACTGAAAAGGCTATCACTCCTGAAGAAGTTGACAAATTGAGCAAGGAAGATAAGTTCTCTCTTGAGGAAATCAAACGCATTTCTAGGCTAGATTAGGTGGTATAATAATACTATGCCATATCATGTAGGTAAAAAAGGTTCATACGGTTGCTCAGGCTACCCTGCCCTAAAAGATGACGGTACTGTAATGGGTTGCCATAAAACCAAACAAGAGGCTGCTGCACAAATCTATGCTATTAACCAATCTGAAGGTAACATAGATAAAGATATTTGGGATGGTTCAGCATTTGGAAAGGCTAAGAAGCCTAACTACGGTGAAATGATTTCTGATCGTAAAGGTGAACCAGCAGATAAAGAACTATATGCAAGAGTTGTTGCTGCAGCAAAACAAAAATTTGATGTATATCCATCTGCAGTTGCAAATGGATGGGTAGTACAAGAATATAAGCGTAGAGGTGGAACTTATAAAGTAGCAAAGGCTGACTCAGAGATTAAAGAAGGTGACTTCGTAATGGGTATGACAGTTGATGGTATTGCTCACGGAAAAGTTGAACACATTATGTGGGAAGGTGGAACTTTAGGAACTCCTGGTGAACAGTATGCACTTGAATCTATGCCACCAGAAAATCCAGCAATGTCAGTTCGTCTTTATGAAGAAGAAGATGGCGAATGGATGCCAACACCTTATAGCATTGGTATGATGTATCAAGATGCAGAAAAATTAGAAAGTCTTGAAGGTCATATGATGGGTGACGAAGAGGATATGGCAGATCCAGGAATGGACAACGATATGTATTTAGTTGCAAAGGCTGATACATATACACCTACTGATGCAATGGCTGCTGCTGCTAGGAGGGCTATCAAATATAAAGAAGATGGCAAAGCAACAGGTGCAGGTACAGCAGTCGGTTGGACTCGTGCTCGTCAATTAGCAAATAAAGAACAGTTGTCTCTTAGCACAGTTAAGAGAATGTATTCCTACTTTTCTCGTCACGAAGTTGACAAAAAAGGAAAAGACTGGGATAATAGTGAGAACCCATCTAACGGAAAAATTATGTGGTTAGCGTGGGGTGGCGATGCAGGATACTCTTGGTCTCGTGCAATCGTTGAGAGAGAAAAAC